TGCGACCACTTGACGAGTCCATTCTTTCGATCACAGAACACCTTCGCCGTACCACTCTTGAGCGTTCCCGGCCTCCACAGACTCGTAGCGTCGACGATATCTGAGAACGTCTCGATGCCAAGGTTCTGACACAAACCCCTGAGCCCAGGTGAACTCAACTGGAAGGCCGCAACGGTATTACCTGCAGCTGTCTCCTCGATGGCTCGCTTATCATCCAGTGGCAGTCGTTCATAGTCAATGTCGACCCCGTGATTATCCCTGATCATCTCCCTGGCATCCGAAAGGACAGACAGCGCAGATAACCCAAGGACATCCAGCTTCATGAGCCCAAAATACTCGGAGTCATACTTGTCCCAGTTCGCCAGGATCTGACCGCTCCGTTGAACCAGATTGCATCGATGCCCCTCCGACAGATCATCCTTCGAGACACAGATCGCAGCGGCGTGCTGACCATAACCTCTCGCCTGCCCCTCCAACCTTGTGGCGATACGTGCAACCTTCGGATACTTCTTCTTGAATCTTTTGCCATCCTCGAACGAATCGAGCGCATCTTCGACGGAGTAGTCAGCCCGATCATCACCCATCTTTCGAACGATGATCGTCTTCGCAGCCATGTTCACATCTCGATACGGCACATCGAATACCCTACCGACATCCCTGATGGCATTCTTACCCTTGAGATGCTGGAACGTCGAGATGCCAGCCACGCAATTCTCACCATACGTATCGGTGAGATACTTCCGAACAAGATGCCGTTTGCGATCCTCGAAGTCGATGTCTATATCTGGGAGATCGATTCGTGCCGGAGAGATGAAACGGGAGAACACCAACCCGTGCTCCAACGGGTCCACAGATGTTATCCCCATACAGAAAGCAACCAAGGACCCGCCGACACTCCCTCGACCAGGACCAGTCATGACATCGTTGTTTCGGCACCAGTTGATCAGGTCCCACACCAAGAGGAAGTAGTGCTGAAATCCAAGATTGCATATCGTCTCCATCTCCTCTTTGACACGCTGTTTGTACTCAGGGATGTCATGAACGATCCCTCTGTAGTCCTTCTTTGGGGCGTACGGCTTGATCAGTTTCGCAAACCCCCTCTTTACGATCTCCCACATCGCCTCCGTCACATCCCGATCCCCGATCGATGCTATCGTCGGCAACTCCACTTCTCTCTGTTGAAGTTGGGCAAACCCGCTCGTACACAGGTCCGCCACGTCCATAGTGTGGTCGCAAGCCTTCTCGCAGACACTCCTCGACAGCCCTGACTGTCGAAACGCTGCAAGCATCTCCTTGCGGGTTTTCAGATACAGACCGTCGATCTCGAACTTCCACCTCGTCGGGTCGTTCCATTTTGCCTTCCTCTGTATCGCAAGCAAGACCTCTTGAACCTCGGAGTCGGATTCAAGAGGGTAATGACAATCGTTCGTGGCTACGCATCCGATCCCTGTGTGTTCCGATAACTTCTCAAGCTTCTTGTTCAGCAGCAGTTGCTTGTCGAACTGATGCGGCATCAGCTCGAACTTGACGTAATCCTTACCGTGCTTCTTGGCAAGATCGCGCATGAGATCCCGCCCCCACTGCCTTCGCATCAGCGAGGCGGCACAGGCAGACATGAACACGAGCCCCTCGGAATGATCCAGGACGGTCTTCGGATCGACGCGAGGTCGATAGTACATTCCATCGATGCTGGCGATCGTGTTCATCCTGAGAAGATTCTGCCACCCCTCCTCGGAGTGAACCAGAGCGGTCAGGTGAGAACGCTTCTCACCCTTCTTCTTCACATCCTTGTCTTCGACGATGTACAGTTCGCATCCGAAGATAGGTTTGACATCGACGCCCTTGTCTTCATCCTTGCTGGCATTCTGCCACTTGACGCAACCGTCGACGTTACCATGATTGGTCAACGCAAGATGAGTCATCCCCAACCGACTGGCTTCCGCCATGTAGTCTTCGGCGTAACCAAATCCGTCAAGGATACTGTACTGATCGTGAACGTGTAGGTGTGCAAAATCCATAAAGACCCGGGGTGGGATTCGAACCCACATCCACCCTCGTTTAGACTTGGGCCGCTAATACCCGTTGCGTACCCGGATCGCCGCTTACTCTTTCGACACTCGAACGATCTTCTTGTCGTCTCGCTTGAAGAACCCCTTCTTCACGAGTGACTTGACATGAGCTCGAATTCGCGATCTGTCCATACCAGTGTCCGCCACCAGCTTGTCCAGGTCGTCGTTACCGGCATCGATCGATGCGTTGATCTGAGCCCCTTGAGTTCCAAGGCGGGCCCCATAGTGATCCTTGCCGACAGGTTCCTTCTTCTTCGGCTTCTCTTTTGGCTTCTCAGCCTTCTCCTCTTTCGGGGGGTCCTCTTTCGGAGGGTCCTGTTCCCCCTCTTCGACTTCGTCGCTCTCTGCCGTTTCCTGAGCCTCCGGCTCCTCAGAGGATGATTCATCCTCTTCCGGTGCTTCGTCCTCTTCCTCGGCATCCTGAGCGGGTTCCTCGGCGTCCTCGTACGACTCGACCAGTTCGATCTTGCCGGCATCCTCAATGATGCCAGCCAAGAGACCGTTCAGGCGGTCCAGGTCATCGTCCGGAACGTCTCCGGTTTCGAGAAGCAGATCGACATCGTCATTCAGATTGTCGACCAGCTGACCAAGGTTCTCACAGAAGTCCACTTCCTCCCACTTGGCTGCCGCTCGGAACCCCAACGGGATCGCAATCATGACAGCATCTTCCTTCGTAATCTTCATTTCTTCTCCTCAACAGTGATTGACGTTACACCCTTATTATTCATCGTCGGCCACCAAAAAGCGAGATTTTACCAAAGGCATCCCTATGGCAAGACAACTCGCCACCTGAACCTGCCGACGCTGACTGAAATCCTCCTCGCGCCTCTTCATGTAGTTCAGACGGGTCATCCCATCTTCCTTGTCTTCATCCGTGGTATTAATGCCGATCATGGCGGTCACGTGGTCGTTCTTCCTTCGATCGTCGGAGAAGTTGCCGCGCTTGATCAACTCCGAAGTGTACGAGCCGGCATCGGCCTGACTCGCCGTGATCAGCAGGCAGTGCAACTCCTGAGAGATACGCCGCATACGCTTCCAGTTCTCGTTGATGCAGTCTCGTCCTTCGGTTCCAGGAGGGGCCGCCAGAATATCAGCGTAGTCGATGATCACCACGTCCGCAACCCAACCATTCATAGCCCACTCGACGAGGATCGATTCGATGCCAGCGGCCGTAATCGAACTGTTCGGATGAACCTGAACCCTGCACAGATCCTTCCCGTACGAAACCTTCTCCCATGCCTTCATGCATTCCTTCGGCGTGATCCCTTCAAAGCGCTTTCGCCTCTTCTCCAATTCCCCAGCGGCATCCCAACCATTCGGGATCATCAAGCGATCTGACATCTTCGGACGCCGAAGGGCACGCTGACCCATTCGTCGCGCGAACTGGTTCAGAGACATGTCGCCAACCTCGAACACCGCCGTCCGATTCCGTTGTCTCGTCGCTCGATAAGCAAACTCCAGCAGCCACCACGACTTGCCTGTGGTGGTCCCACCAGTGAACGCCACAAAACATTCTCTTGCGAACTCCTTCCCAAAGAACTCCCCGGCGTCGCCAGGCAAAGTGATCAGAGGTTTCTGCCCGTCATCGCTGAGCGCTTCGCGCCAGACGTCGATGTCCTGCCCTGGACGAAATATCTGATCGGTACCCAACTCAACCCTTCGGAATTGGTCAACACGAGATTGGGCGGCATCAACATCATTTCGGTCAAGCTCTCCATCAATCGCTTCGCGAAGGCGGCGTAATCTTCCTCGGTTGAAAACGCGACCGGCAAGGTCGAGAACGTATTCACTATTTTGCTCCTTCGCTTCGCCTTCCCTCTGCTCGCTGAGCCTGAGCAGCAATCTCTCGACGTACTCTCCGACCTTCTCATCTTTCTTCCCTTCCGCCCATTCTCCGAATACGGTTCTCAGTTCCTTGCCGATCGGGACGCCATGTTTCTTGAAGTGCCTGACAGCCCATCCCCCGATCAGATCCAGAGTCCGAGAGGCGAACAGACCCTCAGGTGGCCATCGCGATGCAATCCGGCCTATGACAACAGGGTCAACGATCATACCAATCATGACCCGCCTGATGTCGTCACCCTTGTAGCTCGTCTTCTTCAACGTGGCACCTTCCCGTTCGATGTCAGCACGATCTTCGGCAGAGTCGTCCCGAACTTATTCTTCAATTCGGCGTGGATCACCTTCGTGTTGCCGTACTTCCATATCATACCATCTTCGCTGATCTCGGCCTTGATCGCTTCGAAGAGGGCGCGCTGCTTCTCGTCGAGGTTCTCGATCGCCTTTCGGCGGCGATGCATCGCCTCGTCATCTGGGTTCTTTCTTGGGCCCAAGGATTCGTCAAACGCCTGGTCGGCCTCCCATGGTGCACGGTTCCTCTCCCAGTCTAGTAGATCCTTGAGCGATCGAATCCTAGGCGTATACCTATCGGCATAGTGATCTCGCAGCCAGCGAATCCAGTCGTCCAGCTTATCTTCCGGCACCTTTCGCTCGGTCCTGAGTTGAAACATCTTCTTCGCGATCTGCCCCTCGGTGCGACTCTGCATATCGGCATCGTAGTGCTTAAAGATGAGCAGCAACCGATGAGCTCGCTTTTTATCAGCCTTTGATACCTCAGCATCGTCGTACAAGCTCGGCTTGTCCTTCTCTTTTTCAACCCTCGCCGTAACCCTCCGCCGCTTGCCGGCGGGTTTCTTTGTTTTAGGCTTTTTATTTATGGGTGAACCGCCGTTCACCTCTGCAGTGAACTCTGGTTCACCCCTGCTATGAACCTCGGATGCATCGTCATCGTCGAGCTCGGCTTCGTGATTGATCTCGATTCGGCTCCAAGCTGTTTCCAAGATTCGTCGCCGACCATCGAATCCAGCTTGCCGAATCAACCCAAGAGACTTGAACTTGGCGAGCGATTTCTGAATGGCTCTCACACATACGTTCATTCGCTTCGCGAGATATTCGTTGGAGGCGAAGCAACCCTCTTCCTCGGAACAGAGATTGTTGATGAGTGACAACAGGAATGCTTCGGTGTGAGACAGTATGCCGTTCTCGGTTAGACGTAGAATCTCTATCGGTATCCATGCCCCACGACAATGCTCTTGAGGTTCGATTAACTCTTCCATCATGTTACCCTCTGGACAGACACAAAAAGGGCCACCGGATAGTTGAAACATGCCGGTGGCCCATGTGCAGAGAGGACGCAGACACAACATGAAGTTGTTTCGTTATATTCATATTCTATCTAACCTCTCTGCTGAAGGATCGTGTTTCACTCGATCCAACTAACATTTATCATACATCCTTCTTCTTTTTATGTACAGCGCGTGTATTCAGGCATTCTTCGACACACGTCTTGATTTCTGTACAAAGGTTGTTCAATGCAAAGCTCAACAGAAGAGGAGGTACAAGCCAAAACAAGAATACTGGCCACCAACCTCTACCATATTCAATGTCGTAGTCTCTTTTATCTGCTGCTAGACTACGAGCCCACGACTGTACCTTCAATCCGAAGATAGCCATCGTGATCCATATGACGAACAACGAAACGATGAAATTGAAAACCACCATCACAGATACTCCTTCCTTAGTTCATGAATTTCCTCATCGTCGGCCTCGACCGGGTCATTCCCGGTTTCAAGCTCGATGACATTCGTGACACCCGGAAACGCTTCCAACTCTCTGGCCAGTTTGTGAGCTCGACGTTGAGCCTGACTCTCAGCGTCGAAACAGATCGTGCGAACGTCATACTTCGATAATGCATTGATCTGAGCCTGGCTCGTTTTGACCCCCAACGTGGCCACCGAGCCGCAACCGACTCTCCACACGTTGGTCGGCCCTTCGAACGCCAGTATCTTCTTTCCGTGACAATGATCCTCTCCGTACAGGATCTCGGTCGAAGGCATCGCCTCCCAATCGAGAGGGGCAGCCATGTACTTCGGTTTGGCATCCCCTATTGTACGCGAGGTCCATGTGACCGTCTTACCGCCAACCTGAATTGGTATCCAGATTCGCCACGACCATCTTCCAACCGGACCTGTCGCTTGTACACCCCATAGCGCCACGATCTCGGCCCAGTCAAACCCTCTCTCGGTCAGATAACGCCTGTAAGGCTTTGTCAGGTGAATCATCCCCTGTGGAACCTTGAGCTTGTGTATCTGGACGTCTGGTGCCTTCTCAGGCCTGTCTAGGTCGAGGGCAGACAGCCATCTCTTCACGATCGACCAAGGTTCCTTGGTCAGCATCTGCAAGGCCGAACCGAGCCTGTGATAGCCGCACTTCCAACAGGAGGCGAACCCTCGAGGGGAAAGACCAAGGTGGAACTGCTGATGATCTCCACACCACGGGCAGTCTACCCCGATGAAATCCTTCGTTACGTGGTGATGCTGACCACCGATTCGGTAGTCGATGCGATGCTGGTCGAGGATGTCTTCGATCCTAATCATCCGGCATGATCCTCGATTCTTTACCTTCCATCATATCATTCTCTCCCATGCATGCCACGGCCGCAGCAATTCCGGAATCGAATACCAGAACCACAAGGGCACGGAGAATCGATGCCTGATCGTACTTTCAATTCGCCATCAGCCATCTTAACAGTCAAGACACAGAATGCTATGCAGATGACTACCAGACCAAAAAGCCCAGCCGCTCTTGGAATCCACTCTTCACCTGGGTTGACCTTCCAATTATCATCATACTGCTCGACCTTGCGCGAGATGAGGATGGTGAGGTTACCACACCACATCCACACCATCGCAAGAGATACCACAGAACTGAAAAATAACCACATCATTCACCTCCTTCTTCGTAGACTTCGACGGACGGGATCAGCATGCACTCGTAAGCATAGCAGATTCGATAGCTCTCGTTCCGGTCATCATCAACAGGGATCGAAACCTTGTACTGCCACGTATCCTTATGTCGAAAGAAGTCGATAACCATCCCGCGTCGACCGTCAACCGCGGCAATGACGACATCCCCAACATCGAACTTCGGACCGTTGATCACCTCGTACGGCTTCTCAAGATGGCAGATGGTGAACGTGGACACAACCAATGCTATACCCAGTGCAATCGCTGCTCCAGTTAGCATCCCAAGTCGAAAATCTCTCATCGTTCTTCTCCTTCGTGTTACGACCTCAATAGGAGGTCCCAAACATCCAACGAGCCGTCGACCTTCTTTCCGTCGAGGATGGCGTCGACGACCTCCTGCTTATCCTGCAGGATCGAACATAACCTCTCCTCGATCGTGTCCACCGCAACGAGGTAGTGAATCCACACCGTTCGGTCTTGTCCTATTCTCCAGCACCTATCTTCGGCCTGGGTCACCGCCCCTGGCTGCCAAGGCAACTCTATGAAGGCGACATCCGCGGCTGCCGTGAGGGTCAACCCTACCCCTGCCGCATCGATCTGACCGATCAGAACGTTGGCATTTCCTTTCTGAAACTTATCGACCGCGGCCATCCTGCGCTTGCCTGTCACGGAGCCATCGACAACGACAGATTTATGAAAGGCGTTGTGCAACTCCTTGATGACGAACTTATGCCTAGCGAACAGGACGATCTTATCACCGTCTTCGAGGAAGTTATTGACCCATTCGATGGTCGCCTTCAACTTGAGTCGAGCCGCCAGACGAAGCAGTTCACCGACCTTGACTACCGCCTTTGCCTTCTTCGCTCCCTGAACCTTGTCTGGTGAAACCTCCTGCAACCAACCGATGAAGTCGTCGTCGGCTCGCTCGTACTCTATCGGATTCTCCATGTCGATCGGGACGACCTGCCTCATCTTCTGGGGTAACTCCTTGATGACCTCCAGCTTGCGCTTTCGGATCATCACCGAATCGAGAAGCAGTTCGTTCAACTCCTCGATGTTCGATGCACCACTGTAGTCCATCCCGAACCCATTACTCTTCGGATCGCAGTATCTCTGAGCAAACCTGAACCTACTGTTGAACCGAATCGGATCGATCATGTTCAGAACCGGCCAGAGTTCGATCGGTCGGTTCAGGATTGGTGTCCCGGACAGTGCCAGTAATCGTCTCGACTTCCTGGAGATCGACCTGGCTGCCTTCGTCCTCTTTGCGGTGTGGTTCTTCAGAAACTGACATTCGTCGAAGATCAGCATTCCAAGATTCTTCTTCGTGAGTCTCTTCTTCCAGTAGGACAACACGTCGTAGTTGATGATCGTCAACTTGGTCCCTGGAAGAGACTCACCAAGCGCCCCTCGACCTTGAATCACGGCGACATCGTCGATCCCTATTCGACGTGCCTCTCTTTCCCAAACCCACTTCAAGGTCGAAGGGCACACCACAAGCGCCGGCCACCTCTCGCGTCTCTGAGTGTACCACAGTGTCGTTAGAGTCTTGCCGAGCCCCATATCCCATGCGATCAGCGAACGACCATCGAATGTGTAGTCGATTGCTCGCAACCCTTCGATCTGAAATGGAAACGGTCTCATCTGCTGACCCAAACCCTCCAGGCGTTCTTGTCGTCCTCTGACATGATGTACTCTCGGTCACCGATCGACGGCCACTCGACCCCGAATGAATCCTTGTGATACTTGTATCGTCGCTCACACTCCGGTTCGTACACTCCCATCTTCGTGTAGATCACGGTCGAGTGATCGAAGGAGTAGAACCCGTGCAGACATCCAGCCGGAACGTGGACCTGGAGATTGAACTCAGCCTTGATCGCCTGCTTCTGAACCTGGCCGAACGTCTGGCTCCCAAGTCGCGTGTCGATTACAACGTCGAATATAGCCCCTTGAACAACGTTGATCATGCGTTCATATGGGGCCCAATGAAGACCGCGAATCACATCCGGTATCGACTTCGTCTCGACCACGATGATAGGGTCGCTCTGCAGAATCCTCACCGAACCGCGAAGGTCGATGTGCTCCTCAGCTTGTGACAGTGTGTTTAGCATTTCGCATTCCCTTCCCAAATCTTCCGTTCGTTTGATCTTCTCTCCATAATCGCTTGTCGAGAGGTTGGTTTTCGAAGTAGTGATCGAAGATCGCCACTCGATCCTCCTTGACCTCTGGCCTGACTTCCATGCAGTGATCGTGAGCGTCCATCCATTTATTCCAGTTTCCTTTTCCCCACAGGACGATCACGTTGAGTCTATGATACTTCACTGAGTCGAACCAGTTGCTGTGACTATGAACTCCTCCTTCGATCGACACCAAATCTTTGACAGGTGGTCGACGCAACCAGCGATCGAGATGATGTTCACGAATACCATGAGACAAATGCCTCAGCAGATTCGCCTTGATCACTACATCCCAATCTGACTCGTACTCATCCGAAGGTGTTCCGAACGCCCTCGACCCTGTGAACATGCCACCAGCATCTAGTATCATCGCTGCGAACTTCCACTCGCGTAGCGTCCATCGGGTTCCTCTAAAACATAGGCTTCTGAACACAGGTCACACAATACCGAGAACCCTGGCTCTGCATGAATAGCTGTACTCTCAGGCATGCCAAACCATGTCTCATTCAATAGTCCTACAAGAGTCACCCCACTCTGACCATCAAGAGCCATCTCGAATATTCTCTGAGGGTCTTTAGTCGTGTCTTGACCTATCTTATTCCGAAAACCCTGGCATGCACGCTCTGCTCTCTTCGCAGTAATCGGCATCGCCGGATACCTCTTGAAATAATAGGGGTGGTACTTAGCCACAAGGTCCAATAGCTGAGGCTTGTGATGCTTCAACATCACCCACCACTCATCAGCAGTCTTTGGGTAGTCAATTTCCTCAATAGGTCTACTCATTGTCAGTATCTCCCAATGGTTTAGGCATTAGTTCTTGCCTCATTGCGTCAAGTAGGCTGGTGTAGTTAACAATGTGTTCAGGCTTAAGGTACAGTATGACACGTTTACCTGCTACATGGGCCTCTATACGAGGCTTACCATCTCGTATCATCATCTTACATCCAACGGTAGCTTCCATGATAAACCTCACTTAAGGCTAGGCAACACATTAAGCATGTCTTCACCTACTTCCACATTAGCACTCGCCAGCTCTTCGCATCTGTCATCTGCGTACATCGAGAAGAGAGACAGTTCACCTTGGGTCCAACGAAGAACCTCACCGGCCGCTCCGCAGCTGCCGAACAACTCCTCCGCTTCGACGATGATGTCCTGTATCTCTTCTGGGTATCTCATTCATTTCTCAATGGGGTATTATCGGTCGTGAACCACCCCGGTTCTTCCCAGTGTTCGTCGAACTCGATGAGTCCGTCCCTGTCGCTCTTCGCCTCTTCCCTTCCTTCCTTCGTCGATTCGTATGGACCTATCGGACCGTCGTCGGCTCCAAAGATCCACAGACTACCCCACTTCTTCTTGATCCTGTACTTCGGCATCTCCTCCCTTTCGACAACATTCGCACCAGTGAGGGGTATGGCCGCAGTGACCACAGAACCGCTGCGGCTCATCGAATGGCCAGTTCCTGTCGATCGTCTCCTGGTCGACCATGCTAGGTCGCCGTGTGCTTCCCTTCCCGTTCACGATACAAGTTGCTCCTTGATCTCTTGGATCGCCTCCGAGATTCTCGCCGGCGACCATCCCATGTTCTTGAGATACCTAATGATACCATTGCGCACTGTCTGGTGTTTGTTCCTCTTCCACTTTGCCAGGTCGAGTATCTCCCAAGGGGTATCGAGCGCGAGCTCGGCGACCCTCTTGGCATCCTCAGACAGGCGACTCATGATGGACCTGGGTGTGCTCGCCACGTTGTCGAACACCTCGTCGTCTACCACATCGACCTTCTTGTTGCGCACGTGTCTGTAGTACGACTTCTTGAACGCGTAGAACAGAGTCCATGTGAGGTGCGTGCTGAACGCTCCCTTCTCTTGATCCCAGGTATCGTATGCGACCGCGAACGCCTCACCTGCGATGCTAAGGTATTCCTCTCGGTCCCCGCCGTAACGATGAACCTGCTTCCACACCTCCTTGTGAACGAGGCGCTTGTACTGCTCCCACTCCCTTTCTGGTGTTCGTCTCTCTTCGACGTACTTGGCAAGAGGGGCCCGCTTTGCCGTTGCGATCATCAAACGATTCTCCTGTACCTAATGATCGGAATGAACAGAATCCACCATGTTTCGATGGCGTGCCAACAATCGACACTAGCTCTTGTACCAATATCTCTCTTGTGAATATGTTCGTATTTGATAGTGTGCCAGATCATGTTTTCTCCTGTGTGAAAGAGGGGCGCGGTGGCTCCATGCCACCGCTACCCCTGCCACATCCTTCCTCATGTCAACTTCTTGTGAACGTTCGGTCGATTGACATCCGCGTTGCGACCATCGGCCTTTCCTTGAGACTTGGCACCTGCGTGCTGAGCCGCCGCTCGGCGAGAACGATAGCTTGGTGCCGCCTTCTGTAGCTTCACTCCTTGAACGTGAGCCATCCAGTATTCGGCCTTCTCCTGCTTACGCTTGGCGATAGCATTGGACTGAACCACGAGGGCAAACGTCTGATCACCCTCTTGAGTCTCGGCGTGCTTCGCGTCTCTCAGGCGCTGCTCCATCCCCTGGACGAAACCGTCGCCATAGTGAAGTCCGGCTCCTCGGAGGGCCCCGCCGAAGCGGAGACGAGCCATCGCGGCGATCGTGGTTCGCCATGTATCGTACATCTCCTGGGCAACCTCGACCTCGTCGGTGATTCCGTAGAAGACGATCGAACCGCGCGTCTTGAGATACCCCTTCTCGTCGTACTGCTTCAGGCCGGTGGCCTGGCTCACGACTGGCTGATTGGCCTGCTTGTAGCACTTGACGGAACCAATGAACGAACAGATGAAGACTGCCAGCCGGCGCTCCCACGAACACATCTGCTTGCCTTCCGAGTAGCAGCGCCCCTCGTTGAACTACCACAGATCCTCGCGGGCAGCCTTGGAGTCTGGATCGGATCGGTCGATGTCTTCCTCGGAGAGGTGATGCTGATGCATCAGGCGACGAGCAAACCGAAGAGCGTTATCGATTTCGCCGTCCGCTGCTCCATCGTTCTCCGCGAGGTTGAGAAGTTTGCGAATGGTGTCTTTGACGTTGTCGAGGGCCATGCTTGACTCCTTGCCATTGTGGCGGTGGGTGGATGTGACTGTTGTCCTTTGTATGTCCCAATTATATCAAATCTCTGGCTAATGTACACCCCAGTTCGGGAAAAATTCTGGGATTTTATGCCCCTAATATGGGGGGCCTACCACCCCCTTGTATTCTATCGACCGCCTTTTACAGGCCCGTTCGTCGACGGCCGATCAGGAGTCCTGGGTTGAGCGAAAGGAATAACCCACCCAGGAGACGGAGCCGGCACAGGCCATGACCACCGTGTCCTTGCTCCATCCTTCTTATGATTCAAGGCGCACCGTCGAGGTATTCTTCGCACTGCTTGATCCACGAGCCGACCACGTCGCCGATGTCATCGTCTGGGATCGCGTCGAGGGCGCGCTTGGCGTTCTTCATGTCGTGGTATTTCCGATCCTCACCTGGTGTGAAAGTAACCCCCTTGAAGTGACTCTCGTCGTCCTCCTTGACCATGTCCAGGATGAATTCGACCGCCTCGGCATCGACCGCTCTCGCCAAGGCCGCTGCGACTTCCATGACCTCTGATCTATCATAGCTCGACATGATACTTCCTTTCTATTGAACCTCGTCTCCGAACGCTTCGCTGACCCGATTCTGGAACGCTTCCAGACGAATGATTCTCTCTCGCAGATTCTCGATCTCGCGAACCCGGTTGGCATTCTGGCGAGTCAACTCCTTGGCGATGTTGCTACCGATCAGTGTATCCTTCTTCTTGGCCTTCTTCTTGGCGCCTTTGCCACGTGGCCAGCTGAAACCGATGTTCTTGCACAGGTAGCTGAGCTGATGCGCCGACATGTGAATCTCGAGATCCTTCGCGATCATCTTGATCACTTCCGGCTGCGTCGGTCGGTCTTTCTTGATCTTCGCGCCGTTGATGACGAACCATGCGCTGATCTTCGCGATCTCGCCCTGGGTCAACTTCTTGTGCTTGGCGCGCTGCTCTTTGTTCTTGAGTTCGAACGGAAGTGCCATGTCGCTTGTCCTTTCTAGGAGGGTTCTGTTGATCGATGCCTCTATTATAACAAGATCTGCTATATTGTACACCCCAGTTTAGAGAAAATCTCGATTTTGTCGAAAATGGCTCCTATGGGCCCATTTACGGCCTGATAGGGTTCAAGGTGTCTTACCCCTCTGTGGCCCATATCAGGCCGTTTCTCGCCGCCCTAGGACGTCGTTTCTGCTACTCCTCGGCATCCTCGACGTTGGTATCCTGACAATCGATGCCAGCGATCCGGCAGGCGGCTACGAACGCTCGCTCCTTCTGGTCCCGCCCGGCTCCGTACATGGTGACGTTAAACCGAGCCTCAGCCTTCGATTGGGGGGTAGCCCCTCGTCTTGGGAGGTGATCGATGTGCTCGGTCACCGCGTTGAAGGCCGCCCAGGCGGTGTTGGGTGCCAGGGCCTGTCGCTCGTTCGTGTAGCAGGCGTTGATCATCGTCCTGGTGTCGATGATGTTGTCGGCCCGACGCTTGGTGTAGTCTGGGTCGGCTTCATCCGGGATCGGGCAGAGGATGTCGAGATATCGCCGCCAATCGTCGTGACTGAACTCGGCCTGGGCCAACTGCTTGTACTGCTCTTCGAGCAAGCCGAACTCGTCATTGGCGAGACCGATGATCTGCCGAGCCCGATCAAGCTTCTCGTTGATGTTTCCGACGTGCGGAATGGCGAGATCCTTGACGGTTCCCTCTCCCAGGGCCACCTGATAGGTATTGTTGCAGACCACTCGCGTCGAGCACGGGCCGAACTTGATCGAGCCGGTGGCATCGTGAGTCAGGGACATGAGGAGGTAGCGAACGACCGCGTCGCCGTCGACGATCTCGACCATACTCGGCATGCGAGCCAGCAGGCAGACCATCTTTCCACCCCGGAGGGAGAATGCCGCTTCGTACTCCATCGACTCCTCCTCGATGAGGGCATCGAGGAAGGCGAACGCCTCGATATTCTGTACGACCTGATACCGGCTCGACACCAGACCAAGAAGGGTCCCGTTGTCGCTTCGGACGTTCCCAAAGACGCCGCTCTGCGGATGCCAAATTGCCGCTTCGTATGGGTTGGCACTGTCGCTTACATCCGATGAAGATTCTTCTTCCTGGTCGCAATCTTCCTGATCGGGCATCTGTGCGACTCCGACCGGCCACTGTTCGACCTCCCAATCGAGCTGGGCTGCTTCAAGCGCTTCGGCGCTGGTCATCGCATGATCGAGGACTGTTCCGAGCCCATGCCAGGCGGGAGTCATGGCAAAGGCGGCTTCGGCGGTACCATCGGGGCGTTCGGTGATTTCGTGACTCATGTTTCTCTCTTTCTATGGTTCGATATGAATGATATAGTGATCGCGATTACCTTGTTCCCAAAGTTCATTAGTCACCTTGAGCGCTTCTTCCATACTGCCGACAACTTGAATTTTAATCCTATCAAAATTGTCATCGTACTTCTCAATGGTGACTTTCATTTTTACTCTCCGAGTGTTACGGTGTCGATCTTGTCGAGCCAGTTGATAATTCGCTCGGCGTCTTCGACGTTCAGTTTGACAGCGGTCTTGCCGATAGAGGCGGTGGCTTCGATGCCATGCTCTTTGAGAAGCTTGACAGCATTCTCGATTCGACTTCGTTCCTTGCGGCTAGCTACGATCTCGTCTCGCTCCTCCTGGCTCATGAAGCCATAGAGAGTCCGACCACGGCTACCATTCCGACTGACGACGATCATCTCTTCTTCGAGTTCGGCCAGGGCGTACTGCAGATCGCGGCCGCCGCACTTGGCAAGCTTAGCCAGATCGACGGTCTTGATTCCACCGCCTGTCGACTCCTTCTTGTCCGGGTCGTCCCCGTACTCCTTGAGCGCTTCGACCACTCGCAATTTGCAGGTGTTAAGCCGGCTTCGCTTTGGAGGGGTCAGTTCGTCGCCTCTGCGATTGTAGCACTTGACCGTGATCGGCTTGTCGCTGTTGATGTCTACCATCTGAACTTCCTTTCTGAGAGTGAACCGTTTGGTGTTGTTGTTCCTATTATACACTTATCTGTTATAATTACCAGACCAATCCAGAGAAAACCTCAAAATAATTGGAAATATTCATACGCAGATAGCCATAAACCCTTACATAGTAAAGACTTATGGCTATCAATTAAACGTCTACATCCCATTCGTTTCCATCCATACCCTTGGCTTTCAGGTGTTCGGTCATCTCGTGACCGTTGATTAAAACATCAGGCAGCGACTGATCCTTGTTCTTCTTTCGGCCAGAGTAACTGTTCTGACCTTCCTTGATTCTCTTTTCGTAAATCCTTCTTCGGCGAACCTCTTGGGCTTCGCTCAACTCTGGTGACAAATCGTCCATCTATTCTCCCGGCTGTACGCCGTCTCCATAGTGTCCTCGACCTTTAACGTCGTGTTTGGTCTGGTTGTCTCGATATCGAACTGGTCGTCGAGGTGTGTCGGATGGCATCTCAATTGGTATCTGAGGAGGAGCAGGTTGGTAGCAGATAACCGATTGTGTCTCGAAAGGATTGATCGGCTGGTGTGCTGTAAACTGAACTCTTTGTTCAGCGATCTTTTCATCGATTAGGTGTTCGATGAAATCGACTGCGAGTTCGGCGTTCATCGATTTGATCGCGATGATCAACGCTTCTTTGTTCGTCATCATTTTCTCCTTGGCTTCATCGGTGGACGCTTCGCTTCGTGACCACAGGCAACCTTCTTCGTGCAAAAGTCGAGATGCTTGTTCTCGGACATGCCGGACAGCAACTCGGCGTACATGGCTGCCTGGCGAGGTTCGTCGAACACCGTGGCCCCTCGACCCCTTATCACCTGTCGCCAAGGTGATCTTTCGTTCCCTTTGCTTCTTTGTTGTACGATGATTCCAATTCGCTTCACTGTCGGCATCCTCCTTCTATGTCATCTGTGTCGACCAACTCCGGCGGAGTCAGCATCACTTCAGGGTCGATCCCAAACGCGCTGGCGATCGCGTCGCCGTGATGTTGCGGGAACGTCTTTCCACTCTCGAATCGCGAGATACAAGGTTGCTTGATCCCAAGTATAGCAGCAAGCTGCTCCTGGGACATCCCTCTGTGCTTCCTCCACGCCCTGATGC